TCTTGTGATAGTGCGAGTACAGCACGCCATCAATCTCGACATGATGCAAGAACGGGTGAACAGTCCAGCCATACTCTTCATAGCCGAGATCGCTCATGCTCATCAGACCCTCAAGTTTCACCGGGTCGTCATTAATTGTTCTCTGGATGCGATACTCGTGGTTGCCAAGCGTGAGGTCCATCCGCGGCTTGTACAGGGCTTTCTTGTTGCGCTTCTGCATATTGTTGTAGCGAACCATGGGCTCTAGCAGTATTTCCATGCCAAGCCTTGAGGACTCGATGTCGTCTCGGTATCGCATGTTCTCGAAATATTTGGAGCCGGTCTTCTCGTAACTAGACAGCGACGGCATATCGGCATGGTCACCAATGTGGATAATCACGTCTGGCTTTTTCTCTACTATGTAGTTGCCTAGCGCGCGGAGATGGTCGAGCGGCACGCCTTTCTTAACTTGAGTATCTGGAATAAACAAATGTCGCATTAGTCATACCCTGAGTGTGAATTTAGCTAACAACTTGATACTACACGATTTTCGTACAAAAAAAGCCTAGCCCAATGGATAAGGCTAGGCGAAAGGGGCGCTAAGGGAATAAGTTAACGCCCGAGGAGAGACATTACTCGAACCGGCTGGCAGCACCTCGCTCCCGCCGCCGCTGAGCGAAAGGCGCTTTGATTAGATCGGATATGGACTGGCGTCGCAGCGCTTTGCTGTCATTCCCGAAAGACCCCCGAAGTCTGTCCTTGTGACCCTGCAAGGTTCGCCACTCGCGTTTAAGTCTCAGCTTAGCCCTAGGGTCGCCAGACTGGTGAGCGTCTATGTACTCACGTCGTATACGGCCCGTCTCAGTGCTAAAGTGCTGGCTGATTTCGTACTGCTGGCNCCGAGTGTACTTTATGTTTTCGACAAGGCTGACAGGAATGCCCAGCGCGTTAACAAGCAGTGGAACCATACCTGACGCTCTCATTTCTTCTGGGGTAACCACGATGTCGCCGTTCTTAAACGACATGCCTTCGGTAGCAAGTCTGTAGGACTCCAGTGGCTTGCGTAAACCTTTTGGCACAAAGTGCTCGATGGCTTTTGACACATCCCCATTCGCTGCGTACTCGGCGGAGCGCAAGAAGTTCAGCATCGTGGTACCAGAGGGGCCAGCAGCTAGGTTAAAGACAATATCTTTAAGGGCATCTTCAGTTGGCTCGATTTCCGTGTACGGGAAAGGTTTGAAGATGTTGTCTTGGCTAAGTTTGGTAGACATGTCTATGCCGATCGCACTGAACCCACCTCGAGCAAGAACCTCGCCGAATTTCCCCGGAACGTTCTCGCGGATAAAACGCTCAAGATCTTGGGGCTCGTCTTCCTCAGGAGAGACCAGATTCGCCAGCCAAAAGTACGTCGCCGAAATACTCGATACCAACGGGATTCCCGTTATACCCCCGAGTATACCGGCGTGGGCGAGCATGTACCCTAGCGTTCGCTTACCCGCAGCCCTTACCTCAGGAGACTCACCTTTAAACGCCATCTGAAAACTCTTGACGTAGTTCGCCGCCATTAAGAACTGGTACTTTCGGTACTGAACTGTCAGCTTAGGAAGCTTCTTGAGCAGCAGTGGAGCGTCAAGCGCACCAAAGTTACCCTGCGTGTCTTCCACGATCGCGGTCGCGTACTCCACTGGCGTCATGTCGAACCGTGCAGGGACTGAAGGTTTTGCCAGTGCCATGTCGTACGCTGCAACGGCTGAGGATATACGGTTTTGAGCCTCTACGAAACGGGCTGTTTGGTACAACTTGTGGGTAATCTTGCCAGCAACATCTCCCGCGGCGTTAAGGCCCTCATAGCCTGTGTTGAACCGCTCGAACGAGGCCAAGTCTTCTTCCATACCAACGTCAAGAAGGCCCCGCAGTTGGAGTTCTTTCAGCAACGCTCGGTACTTGTCAGGCGTTTTTTCGACGTCAATCTCAGTCTCGAGATCCTTCGTCATCCTAATGGCCCCATTTGCCACTGTGTAGCCGTCTAGCAAGCTTTTCCAAGCGCCAGAGTAGCTGTTAAAGTGCCCGGCAAGGAACGGGACCGTAACCGCGGCGGGCTGGGTAGCGTTCGTTACGTGGTAGCCAATGCTCGATGTCAGCATCCAGACAGAGTTCCCAGCCGCTATACGGTTTTGTATGCTCTGGAATGTCGACTGCTTGTAGACCAGCGAGTCTTTGTAGTGAGCAGCCATCATGTTGTACATGGGCATGAGTTCTGTTTCGTTTTTGCGAGCTGCCTTGAGGGTCGCCGCCAGAGCCATGTTGACTTCAGCACCGTGCTCCATAGTGGAGATCATCGCCGATTCAGCGCTTGCGTGAGACAGGAACGAACGGATCATGTTCTTTTCGTAACCCGCGCGGTTCTTACGCTTGGCCCCGGACATTCGAGCGTCGCGCTGATCTAGCGAGTCAAAGTACATGTCGCGCACTAAGTCGGAAAAAGCTGCCTTAGACGCTGGGTCTATCTGAGATTTGTCCGCGGCGCTCAGAGCCCCAAGCACTTTCTGGAACACTTCAGCGTTTGGTGTGCGGTCTTCCATTACGTCGTTAGCACGCTGTGACGCGCTTGCGTACGCGTAGGTCTTAGCGTTCTCGTTCCTGAACTTCTTCGCCAATCCCATGGTGTCAAAGAAACTGACCACGTAGTTATCTCCGTCGGACTTTAACTCTTCCACCGTCTTGCGTGTCGCTGGGCTGGATTCAGCCGTGTCGAGCGCCTCTGCGTCAAGTAACGCTTGGGACTTCAGTACCGTAGCATACTTACCAAAACGCTTCAGTGGGGCATAGGGACCGTCAAGGGCCTCAGCACTAAAGAAGGTCTTTGGAATACCCATCTCTTTGGCGATTGCCAGCTTGCGCAGACGCATGTTTTCACCGTGCTGGAACATGTCCCGCACCAACTTCTGCTCAACAGGTGCTAACCGGTTGTAGGCTCGCTCCATGATAGCGTCTGTTTTAATAACGCGCGGGTCTCCGTTCTTGTCAGTAAACTGAGGGTTGTAGCCCCACTTCTGGAAGTAGGTGGACTTACTGACAAAGTCGTTGACGACTACTAAGCGCTCACCCGTTAGGTTTCGAGCGTCGATCGCTATGGCCTCTACCTGACGACGGATGTCTTGGCGTGTCTTGTCTGACTCTTTAACAGCTTGGTACCACACCCCAGCTTCGGGCAACCGTCCTTTAATCCTACGGATAAACTGGTGAACGAACTCTAGCGAACGAGCGGCTTTTGAAAAAAGCTCAGTAGAGTCATTCACAAACTGCTCAGCTTTAGGTCCAAACACCTCGCCTGCCTTTTGGGCGTAGCGCCCGGTGTTTGCGCGCCCCTCAGGTGTTGGCTCCATAGACCCCTTCATTGCGTCGGACTGGAGGTCGACGTTATCGTTAAGCGGGTCTCGCAGGGCAGCGCCTTTGACTTGGCTCAAGTAATTCACAAACTCGGATGACGGCAGGTACTTCTTGTTTGCCNCCTTGGCGTAAAAGCTTTTCATGGCTTTGCCGAGGCGAGAGAAGAACTTCTCGACAACCGTTAGTGGAACCTTTTGCGTTGTTGCCCANCGTGATACTTGGTCGGCGTACCATTCGCTGAACGACTTCCAGTAGGGCTGCGCTTGGTGCGCCATAAGATCTTCACCGACCTTAGTGGTTTTACCCGTCTTCCGAGCGCGTAGAGCTTCAACCAAAGCTTTAGCGGTTCCGCCTTTCTGTTCTGCCAGCCAAGCCTTGTGCGCGTCGTACAGTTCCCCCTTCAGGCTTGCTGGGGCAGAGTCAAACGCTTCCTTCTGGTGTATATGACCCATCTCATGGGCGAGAGTCTCCAGTGTGGCAGCTTTNTCAGGTTGGTCGTCAAAGATAATGTAGTGAGTGCCGTCAGCCATACGACGCGTAGATCCACGCTCATTGCTGTCTAGCGTGCCAGAGCCAACGGCCCGTAGTGGACCTGTAAAGTTAAGCTTGTTGGCCTTCGCGTCGCTAAGGGTTGTGATGTACACCTCGGACTCAAGCCCGAGCAACTCTTTCCAACCGCGCGCGATACCCTGCAATTCGGGAGACGTATTCTCGGAGAATGCTAAGCCGTTCTCATAAGTGACAAACGGTGTTTCTGCGTGAACTCTCTGCGCTTCCGTTTCCACGGCGGTCTTAGCGGCTACAAGCTCCGCCTTTTGGCTAGGGGTAAAGACNTTGCCTGTGTAGCTCTCAACGTCCACTGTGGTGTACGTATCGTTTTTAGCGGCGGCGTATACTGGAGCCCCCGAGATGTTGCTGTACCCGCGAACAAGAGACAGCTCACCGTTCTGGTAAACGACTTCACCACCCAACCGCTCTGCTATGGCGTCCGCGCTGTTAACTTGAGCGACTGACCCTTCTCGCTTCTTAGGTGCCTTGGCTTCCACAGTGGGAGTAGGCTCTACTTCCGCGGGGGTTGTTCTTTCGATTTTTAGTTGCTCGCTTGGCTCCCAGAAGATTTCTACGTTATGGGGCGCTTTACCTGTAAACGTACCGCCGACGTGGCGGTATCCTTCGAACCCTGCGTTCTCTAGCGTTCTACGGAAGCTCTCCATACTATCTTGTATAGCATCTGCTGTTTCCATGTCGTCGGTCATAGTGCTGCGCAGGTAGTCTAAAGCGTCGCGCACTGTCGACGTTGCAGGTAAATCTTGCGCTTCATCCGCTTTAAATACTCTTGACTGACTGAACCACCCGAGTACTTGGGGGGTCAAGGGCTGTTCTAAGTCAAACAGGTTAGCGTCTTTTAGCTTTGTAACTTTGTACACTACCGGCGATTTAGGCCCTTTTCCTCTGCCCGCGTTTGAGTACCCTGTAGCTATGTCAGCAGCGTCTGTTGTGTAAAACCCTTGCCCGTATATGTTCACCGGTCCGTAAGAGCTGTCATCTAGGGAAGTGACTTCTCTGGATGACCCATGGTACTGAGTACCTTGGCCGCGTGTGTCTCCAGCAGGTGTCTTGGCCTCCACAGTGGGAGTAGGCTTAGTGTCAACCACTGGAGCTGCCACTGTGGGTTTAACCACCCGGCGCTTCTTCTTCGTTGTAACTGCTACGCTGGCAGAGCGCTCCTTAAACTGTTCAGCGGTTAACTGCGTGGGGTTCTCTTCCCCGTCAGCACGCTCTTCGCTTTGCTCAGGTCTAGCCCCTTCTTCTCGTACTCCTCCACTAACAGGAGCAGTCTCTTCCGGGTCTGCTTGGCCTGCAATTTGTCCGACTGGGTCGGGGCTTTGACGTTTGGCATTTTGTGTATCCTTTATAAAGTCGGCACGGATAAAGTCGTACTCTTGACCTAAGGCGTCTAGGTCAAGGTCTCCTGAGTTATAGTCTGTGGTGAACGCGAACCACTCAAGGCGAGAGCCCGCATCCATAGACTCGAAGGGGACACGGTCCGCTTCATTTTCTACATCAGACTCAAACCCGTTGTTCCATAGGTCGACCGCAACCTTGTACTTACGGTCTTTCTTCATAGCCGCATCAAACTCAGCCCGAATAGCAGCTCTCTGCGCCGCGGTCTGGGCAGTGGGAGCTGTCTCTTGTTTCTGCGTCCATGCTTTTGTTTCGTCGTCTACACCTTCGTAGGCCGAAGTTTTCGAGGTACTCATCTCACCGTCAGGCGCT